TTAAAAATTAAATAAATTCGATTCACTTGAATCATTTAGCTCTTTGATATTTTTGAAATTCGATTTGTCGAACAAATCTCTAAGATGAGTTTTATCGGTTAGCGAGATGCCGAGTATTTGCAAGGTTTCGTAGATGCTTCGCTCTAACTTCATATCGTGTTGTACTATCGCCACAAGGCAGTAAGTAATTATGGCACAATATATTTGTATGCGTACAGCATTCTCCGAAGTTCCCCAAAACCTCTTTATCTTAAGGTGTTGTTTAATCCATTTGAAAAACAGCTCCACACTCCATCTATTTCGGTATAACCGAGAAATCAGCTCAGCCGAAGCGTCAAGATTGTTCGTCAGGAAAATGTATCGTGTGCCACTTTCGGGGTCTTCAACAATGAGCTTTCTAAGTTCATCGGGGTAATCCTTGGAACTTTTATAAACCGTAAAACATCCGATGACATCAGAAATGACACCTTCAGGCAATCTTCGCTTCCACGTTTTGGGCTTGATGCGTACATTGGTTTTGGCTCGTACAACGAAGAAAGCACCTATGCGGTCTATCGTATACAAGTTGCCAAAATCGTTGTAACCACGGTCAAATATATAATGCGCACCACGTTCATAAGGAATCACAGACATCGCTTTTGTATCGTGAATATTAGCAGGAGTAATATGCACAAATGCAGGAACTTCCGCTTCCACATCGTAGAGCGTATGCATCTTGATTCCGCCTTTATGCTTGCGGAATTTAGCCCACTCGAACACTGACAGACAAAGGTCAATCGTGGTGGAATCAAAAGCATAGACATGACCGTCAAGCTCAAAGATTCTTTCGATTCTACGCTTGCGCGCTTCGGCTATCATGAAGGTTGCATATTCCTGGAAGATGCGATAGTCACGTTGCTCGTTAGCCTTGCTAAGATTGCTTCGTGTTACGGACTTGCCGATTCCCAGATGATAGAGTTTTCCGGTGTGAGCCTCCAGTGACACGATGAGGTCTCTTAAACTCTCACGGTTGGAAAGTTGACCGAACATCATCGTAAGCAACTGATTCCAACAGGTATAGCTTTTAATGTATTTGTTGCCTTCATACTTCTTGACGATACGCAAGAACTTGAACTCATCAAGAAATGTGACTAATTGAGAAAAAACATATTTGTCTTTATTCATAACAGTCTGATTCAGACTGCAAAAGTAATTTCAAATCGTTGCGCACCAAATACCATTACAACAAACTGAATTTCAACAATTTCAAAGAACGACTATGATTTTTTAGTGGACACTAATGGTTTGGCTTTACTTGTTGAATCAATATCGCTTTCTCTTTTTTTAGCGGCATTAGAAGCCCATGTGCCAAGTTTCTCCTCTTGTTTATCTGTCAGTTTTCCACCTTGCTCCGTTTCCCAATCCTTGCGCTGTTTTTTAATAGCATCCAGTTCTTTTCGATAGTCCAAGTCAATCTGAGCCAGCTTCTTTTCAGTACCATCCTCCATGAGGTTGATTTCATCCTGCTGGTTTTTCCGACGAATGGAAAGGAGTTGTTCGGCAAGCAGTTCTTGCTGTTTGAGTTGCTTGGCGGCTTCTTTCTTGGCTTGATTTTCCTGCTTAGTCAACGAGCTTCCAGTGATGCCACCTAAATCTTTATAGGCTTTCTCTTTTGATAGCATATCTTCACGGGCCTTTTTTACCTGTTCCGATGTTGCTTGTTGGTCTTTTAAAAGAACTTCATAACCTTTCTTTGCCTTTTCCCAATCGGATTTGGCTTTCGCAAGGTCTTGCTGGTAGGTTGAGGTTTTACGTGACTTTAACTCCGATTCAAGTATATCTATTCTACTTTGCAATTCAGATTCAGTAGTCGCACCTTTCAAAGAACCAATGCCTACATTCAAAGAATACCACTTATTATTCTTTCTTGCTTGTTGAAGGCGCTTCATTTCATTCAGTTCTGACTTTATCTGAATATCAGTATTTTTCTTTAAATCAAGTTGCCATTGAGCGAGTTCATCTGAGCGGACTTCTTTTTGATAACTTGTGAAAATGTTTTTTTCTTCATCCAACTTTGATTTCAAAGTAGATAAAGTTTCATTCCTATATTTGTCAGCAAGTTCTTTCTCTGATTCATTCAAACTGTTTTTATGAAAATTCGGGTCTTCTCCGAACCTTTTCCATAATCCGATAACCTGTTCGTATTCACCAATTAGTTTTTTAGAGTTGTTGTAATTAATTTTATTCTCTTCTACGTTCCTCTTTCCAGCTTCCTCATTGTATTCTTTCCATAAAGCTATCAAGTCTCTAATATGTCCTTTTTCATCTATGTATTTTTGGAAGAGAGCGGGATATTCATTCTTTATTGCATCCATTGCCTTCACCCTATCCATAGAAGAGGTATATTCATTTTGAAGGGTGGAAATCAATTCTTCAAGCCTTTGTTTATGTTCTTGCTCTTTTTTAATAGACTGTTTCTTTTGCTCGTCAAATCTTTTTTGCGCTTTCTCCGCCACGGTTGTCGAATCGTGGAAAGCCCACATTGCAGCACCAAGCCCAATAACGGCAGTAGCCAACAAAACATAAGGATTAGTAAGCATTGCAGCGTTTAAAGCTAACTGCGCTTTTCGTGCCAATAAACGGGCATTGGTAAGTCCAATCTCCACAAGGGTATGCTTACTTTCAGCAGCAGTAACAAGCATCACTGCGGTCCGGTATGTACCATAAGTAACCACTAATCCAGCCAAGACCTTCCCTACTGTTTCATAATTCTGAATCAACGAAGTTGTCATTTGAATACCGTCCATGATAACACTTTCCGACTTAGTTCCCAATTCGTTAAACACGGAATTCAAAGCATCCTGCATCATAGACAACTGACCATTGATAGTCTTTGAAGCATTCTCAGACATATTGTAGAACTTACCGCCTGCCGATGTGGCATCTATAAACGCCTGCTGTACCATTTCAGCGGAAACAACACCTTTGGACATTTCATCTTTGAGTGTAGCAATAGACTTTCCTGTCTTTTCGGAAATAATCTGTAACGGGTTGAATCCAGCGTTTATCATTTGATTCAGATCCTGCCCCATAAGTTTACCCGCTGCTGACATCTGTGAAAATGCCAAAGTCAGCGAATTGAACTTACTGGATTCTCCCATAGAAATATCACTAATGGCTTTCAAGTATTTGATAGTGTCTTCTGCTTGTATGTTAAATCCAAGCATCATCTTTTCTGCTCCAACCATATCTGACATAGTAAGTGGAGAAATCTTAGCCAGCTCCTTGATTTGCGGAATCAGTCGCCCTGCTATATCTTCTCCAACCATAGTCTCAATAGCGGTCTGCATAGATTGAAATTCGCCACGCACACGAATCATTTCAGAACCTAATGCCTTTAATACTCCGGCGCCACCAATAACTGCCAGCGCTTTCTTCCAAGATATAGCGATACCTTCGTTAGTTTCTACTACTTGTTTCCCATCATTCTTATAAAGTGTATATTCATCCCGGAGTTTCTTTACGGAAAGACGCGCTTCGGCTTGCTGTTGGGTGAGGTTGAATAAAGCATCCCGTTCTTTACCGAGCGCTCTTTCTTGTTTGCTGATGTGATTAAGCAGTTCTTTATCTTCCCCACCTCTTGAAACGATGTTCTTATATAACTCCTTATTTTTACGAATAGTTGTTTGAAGAGAACCTATGGCATTCTTTTGAGCGATAATCTTCTCTGTGAACCCATTTACAGATTGGGAAGCATCGAAGATTTTCCTTTTGAATCCCGTTTCCATCTCCGCTCCAGCTTTGGCTGCATTAGTCACCAACTCATCCAATCTTTGATTAGATGCAGCAAGTTGGACATTTAAAGCCTTGAAAGCAGCAGGAGACTGCGTGCCATCCATGCTCATTAACTCTTGTTTTAACTTCGCAATTTCATTACGGAGCCTTACAACTTCTTCCCAGTCACTACCTACCTTAAAATATAATTTCGCCATATCTATTTCTTTTTCCTACGATTAGCCAATTCCTTACCACTGATTCTATTCACTTTTTGACCACCATATACTGCGTGTAATTTATCCCGTTGCATCATCAGCAAATTCCGATAAGGGATAACCTCAAACACTTCTGTATAACTCAGATGAAGCGTGTCAATCAAATGGGCTATCTGCCCGAAGAACGTTGTGTTTCCTACTGTTTCGGTCTTGCTGCCAGCATCGACACGTTCCTCATCGAGCTGACACACTGAAAAGCCGAAATATCCATCATAGAGAAACAGACTTCCAAGGCATCTTTGACTTCTTCAAAAGTGCCGTTCTCCAATTCTTTGACCAAACTATCATTCCCGCAGATGAAGCATGAAATACCTTTCAGCATATCTTCAGTAGCTTCAGGAAGCTCTTTAATAGCCTCCATGATATTATCTCCTCGCAGGGCGATATTGGAAAAATGATGAATGGCACGACAGATAATTTTAATTGTAGGAGGTTTGATGGTATAAACGATTCCACCTATCCCTACATTTTTAAAATCCAGCCCTAATAGGGCATCAGAAACCGTTTTTGCTGCTTGATTATTCATAACATTAAATTAAAAAGGCGGTGAGCAACCACCCACCGCCATCTGAAAACAATCCTTTTACTGAAAAATTATCAACCTTCCGGCACTACAACTTCCGATTCGTCAAACCACTTTTCGGAAGCCAATCCATCTACACCTGTGGAAAGGGGAACGGCCGAAACAGCCAATCCGACAGCCTTATCGGTATTAGAGCCACGGGCATTGATAGCCGCTTTCGGAAACACAACATAAACTCCGTCTTTGGTTTTACCAATCACACATTTATGAATAGGCTTATACTTGCCTCTTTCCCAATTCTTTTCTGTGGCTTTACCACCTTGTAAATCAGCCTTTGTAGCATAATCATACTCACCAATGGTGAAGTTGATTTTCACCTCACCCGGTTCAGACGTTTCCCGGTAGTACTCACCAGTCAAAGCGTTTTTGTAACGAGTTACACTTGCCTCTGCTTCTTCGTATTGATACGTGTCACCATGCACATTCTTGACCCGCTTCGTTGCTGCGTTTTTCAAGATGGTGGCTACTTCTGCGCCTGTTAATCCGGCAGCTGGAGTAGTAACCGTTTTAATCGGTTCTGCATAATACAGTTCGTCAATTTCTACTGCTGTAATCATATCATTTTACATTTAATACATTAAACAAAATTCTCACATTCACATAATGACACTTCAAAGCTGTGTCCGCTTCTGTACCGATAGAATCAATAGAGTAACGATATGTCATACCATCATAGGTGCTTACTACATCATCAAACAGCTTGCCAGCCTTTCTTTCAAGTTCGTTAAGCCGGATTGTGTTCGCTTCATTCTCGCTTAAATTGGGTACACATAGATTCACTTCTGCGAAAGATTTCTTCCAATACTTTCCCGGCTGTTGTTTCTTTGTGTGGATAACGATTCTTTCAGAGGTCAATTCACCCGTCAGCGTTTCTCCTGCTGGCACTATGCCTATCCCGAAAGCCTTGCAATCCCGGTAGAGGATGTTTCCTATGTCGGTGGTTACTATCATCGTTCAAATCTATCTTTCAATCTTTTTTCTGTCCTTATCGCTGCACTTCCTGCAACTTCAAATCCTTTGGATTCCACGAATGAAGCATAATCAGCTTCGTTTTTCAGAATTAAGCCATCTTCATTAACCTCATAATCATTCGATTCTCTCAAATGTTTTGTGTGGTCTTGATAGTTTCCGGTAGCTTTTGCATCTTCAACAAATGCCTCTCCCTCTTCTTTCATGCCAGCAACGACTTCGCTTGTTCCGTCCTCAAAGAACTGGTCAACATCCGAAAAGTCTGCATCTATTCCAACCATATTACTCTATAGGAAAAATAGTTTGTTTCCAAAGGGCTTTTAGCAACTCCTTCACCTCTTATGCTTCCATCGGCATTCAAACAACGAACCTCTGCACCTGCTTCAACCTTTGACGGCTTGTCAAAGACTACCTTGTACTTGAAATCATGTAGCTAACACTTGAAAAGGGACCCGGAACAACATTTAAAAAGTGCCCCACCCATGGGTATGTTTAACCGAACAAAATTGGTATATTCATAAAAACCAATGGCGTTCATAATATGTACCACATGGAAGAAAGAGATTCCATAATTCTCGCCTATAGGCGTGACGGATTGAGCATCCGTGAGATCGCCCGTCGTAACGGCATGAGCCGCAAGACTGTACGCAAGTATCTCCGGGCTTTCGAACAAGCGGTCGGTGACAACCCCGATGCGGAAGCAATGGACACGTACCTGCAGCAGCCGGTGCGCTATGACAGCAGCAAACGTGTCCGCAGAGTGATGAACCAGCAGGTGATGGAGGCGATAGACGGCTTCATGGCCCGCAACCGGTCTAATGCCGCGGCCGGATTGCGCAAGCAGCAGATGCGCAAGATTGACATGTGGCGCCGGTTGCGCGATCAAGGCATAGAGATTGCCTATTCGACGGTATGCCAGTATGTCCGTGCATTGGAAGTGGCGGTGTCCGCTCCAGCCAAGTCCCCGGCGGCGTTCATCCGCCAGGAGTATGAACCGGGGTTCCGGTGCGAGTTTGACTGGGGCGTGCTGACACTTTGGATTGCCGGTGTCAAGACGAAGCTGCACATGGCCGTGTTCACGATGAACCATAGCAACCTGCGGCGGGCATACCTGTTCTCCCGCGAGGACACGTTGGCCCTGATGGAAGCACACCGCAACTGCTTCCGTGCTTTGGGGGGCACGCCGCAAGTAATGGCCTACGATAACATGCGGGTGGCCGTCAAGAAGTTCCTTGGACAGGAGCGCGAACATACCGATGCCCTGCGCCGCATGGAACTCCACTATTGTTTCACCCCTCATTTCTGTAATCCGCGTTCGGGATGGGAGAAAGGTAAGGTGGAGCGTTCGGTGGAACATATCCGCCGGCGGGCTTTCGCCTATGATGTCCGTTTCGGTTCGCTGGAGCAGGCGCAGTGTCATCTTGACAAGGTCTGTGACAGGCTCAACGGGGAGGCTTCCAACATGTCTGCGCAAGAGAAGAAGGAGCGCGTACAGGCCGATATTGCGGCTTTGCGGCCGCTTGACCACGGTGACATGGGCTGCTTTGAGCAGCGGCATGCCCGTGTCGGGAAGTATTCCACCATTACCGTCGATGGTGTGCATTACTCTGTGCCTGACCGGCTTGTCGGTCGGGAGGTACCCATAAAGATGTATTCCGAGCGTATTGTCGTGCTTGACGGTCGCGACAAGGTAGCCACGCATGTACGCTCCCGGCGTCTCGGTGACTGGTGTATCGACCTGATGCACTATCTGGGCACGTTCCTTCGCAAGCCTGCGGCGTTGGGACGATCCACGGCCATGCGACAGGTACACCCGGACGTGGCGGCACTGTTTCGCAAACATTTTACGGATTCTCCCAGATCGTTTGTCGAACTGCTCGTGTTTACCCGTGACAACCAGCGCACTTATGCCGACATACTGGCTGCGGCAGACCGTCTGTCCTCCCGGGGACTCAAACGCCTGTCTTCCGAACAATTGAGCGCCGAGATGCTGGCCAGTGACGGCAATGGAACCGCAAACGTCCGTCAAGACGCGGCCACCCTGACCCCGTCCGATCCACAACAGACCGCCATTGAAGAATCGGCCTCACAGACATTGGACACACTTTCGGCGATGATCGGATGTGGCGCCACACAACAACCTGTAAACAAAGTTACCGTCTAACAACATAAAAATTGCATAGCAATGGAACAAAACGAAAATCAAGACTCCATACGCGAACGGATACGTGCGTATGCCTTCGACCTCAAACTCCCTCTGGTACGACGCGACATCGACCTGCTTATACAGCAAGGACTTGATGAACGATGGAACCTGTGGATGTTCACGGCCGAACTCCTGCGTCAGGAAAAAGAAAACCGCTCGGAGAACCAGCGTCGGCATCGCATCAAAAATGCCGCGTTCCCACAGTTGCGATACCTCAACGAAATAGACACGGACGCGCTTCCGCCAGAAGCGCGGAAGGCCTTGCCAAACCTTGAGACACTTGATTTCATCAAGGAAGGGCGCAACCTTATACTATACGGGAATCCCGGTACCGGAAAGACCCATCTGGCTACAGCCTTGGGGATTGCGGCCTGTAACGCGGGATACTCCGTACTGTTCACTTCCGTGCCCAGACTGCTTACGCAGATAAGGGAATGCCGGAACGCAATGACACTAAGGGCACTCGAGAACAAGTTCGAACGATACGACATGGTCATCTGCGACGAGTTCGGATACGTTTCTTGTGACAAGGCGGGAGCGGAGATGTTGTTCAACCATCTGTCACTCAGAACTGACAAGAAAACAACCGTCATTACAACAAATCTCGCATTCAACAGATGGGACGAGATTATTGCAGACAAAGTACTAGTTACAGCAATGGTAGACAGGCTAACGCACAAGGCGATTCTACTGAACATGACGGGAAAATCGTACAGAATGAAAGAAACACAAGATATGATAAATAAACAAATTTAATTAACTTTGCAAAACCTATCGGGTGGTACACGTTTCAAATGCTACCCGGGTCCCTTTTCAAGTGTTAGCTACATGAAATCATACAAAGCACCATTGATAGATACTTTCTTTTCCGCACTCACATCATCACAACGGCATCTGCATATATCCTGCCAGCTCTCACCACCTGTGCCGGGAATAGGTCTGCCGAACTCATCCTTATCCATCGGGGTGATAACCTTAACCTGCAATATGTGTGGAGCGAATATCATAAGAAAGTCACTTTAGGTTTGTTACTCAGTTCGTCTTTCAAGCCGTACTGCTTACACAGAAATGAATAGTAATCCTTAATGCCTTGAATGTTCCAAGACATAGAAAAACCGCCTTCACTGATTGAAGTGGCGCGAAGCAAAAGAGAGGGGATGAACTTCGCAATTGCTACAGAGACACGGACACAGCAATGCTCATTCATCTCATCCTCTCCGCTTATCTTCGAGGTAAGACACATATCCAAAATGTCAGCCTCCGATACCTGAATGCCGAATATCTGAAACTTCTGTTGTATGTAGTCGTTTACCGTCATCTTAATATGGTGTAATCAGTGTACTATATGCTGTATGGCTATAATGTGTGCAATACTTCGACTTATAGACGTACCGGAACGGGCATTTAGGAACTGAAATCTGTTTCCTTTGCATTGCCGTAATAGTTACTGTTTGCTTCACCGGACTATCCACAACCATAAATATTGGCTGCGGAGTGATCAGCACAACACAATCAACAGAAGATGCTTCAAAAGTGATACACTGAATGTCTGGCAAACCAACATCAACAGATGGATTCACATACTCACACTTGGGAGATTCCACACTTGATGCCTGCACGTCCAACGAGACCAAAGACATCATCAAAAAGCCACACATGGCAAAAATAAAATTCTTCATTTCTTTTCTGGTTTATAAAATTAGACAATGGAAGGGTAGAAACACTACCCTATCCTTACTCGATACCTAATGCTTCTTTCAGCTTGGCAGTTGATTCTTCATCCAGTTCTGAGACCTTAGCCAAAAGAGTTTCTTCTTTCATATTGCCGGAAGCCTGCACGCCGATGGACTTCAAAGCATCAATCAAAGCCTTCTTCTCAAACTCCTTTTCAAAGAGAGAGATTTTCACCTCCTTCTTTTCTTCAGGGGCTTTCACTTCGGTATTTTTTGCCTCAATCCGTTCAGCAAGTCTGCGGCTTTCCATATCCAGCACACGGGCTTCCTCACCGACTTCAATCACTTCACCGGGAGTATAATACTTTCCGGTGAACTTGTCGCGGAAAACTGATATAACCTTTACTTTCATATCCTACCCCCTTATGCTGATTGAATGGATGCAATTTCGCTCAAATCGAAATTGGTAATCAAATCTGGATTGGAAATCTGCGGAATCCACTCTGCCGTATATTCCATGTAGCGACCGTTTTTGTCACGGTAGTTGGAGATAAGCATCTGCCCCTCTGACGGGATATAAGTACGTCCTTGTACTGGGTCTGTCGCTTCATACGGGGTATGATGGCGCATATAACCAATGTTGTCAGAAGGTAACAGAGTAATACGGTTATCCGCGTAAATCTGCACATTCTTTCCCGTCTGGTCTTTCACGTAGTCCTCCTTGATTTCAATACGCGGCAAACCGATGCCGGTGAACACTTCGGAAGCCAAAGAAGAGGAAACCAATCCCGTACTCAACTTCATTTCGTTGCTGCCGAGAATCATCTTGTACTGCTCACCAAATTCAGATGAACCAAGAATAAGCTTGTTGAAAGATGCACGAGTCATAACCATCTTGGCATAAACGCCATAGTCCGGTGCCAAGGAATGAAGTTTCTCTCTCAAATAAGAGATAAACATATTCTTTCCGTCCACAACCACATCTCCACTTTTCGGCTTGATAAAATTGAACGGAAGGGTAATCTCCAGCAGTTTATTATTGGTCTGACCGGAAGTGATTGCAGCGTCTTTGTTGTAAACGGTGGCTTCACCAAGCATCAACAGCGCACCGACAATAATATCCATACGCTTGTGGGCGGCAAGGGTAATCTGACGGTAGTCGTCTGCCAGGAAGTTTACAATCTCTTCCATTGCAGCCTTTTGGTCGGCTGGCTTAGCGGCATTGAACTTGTCAATCAAATCCTGCAATTCAGAAAGACGGTCAATAGACATCTGATAAGCATCACCCAAATAGGCAATCTCACCATATCCGGAACCGATGTTCCGACGTTCACGGATGGGTTTCTCTCCAAAACGCGAATTGATGGAGCCGGCCATAACTCCGGTTACAGAACCGATATAATCCTTGAACACACGAGTAGTCACTCTGCGGAAAGTAAGATACTGCTGCCAATAGATTGTGTCCTTGCGTGTCTGGTTCACACGTCTGATGATAGCGGAAACAATGTTCGCATCATCGAATAATGTTTGAATCGTTAAAAACATATCCTACCTCCTTACTCGTTAAATTCAAACCATCCCTTCATGTTGGCTTTATCGTTCTCGGAGAACGGCATAATCAATTTTGAGGGTTCAATTTCTGCGGCTGTACGAAGCAATGAAACCAATGTGATTCCGTCCTCAACCTTTGTACGGTTAAACAAAGCCGAATTAGCTACATGCTTTTGTTTTAAACCATCAACTGCAACCGCATTGAATAATACGGCATCTTTGGCGATATTCTCACCAAAAGCAGCCTTAATAGTCAATACATCGTAGTTGGCATTAGACTTATCAATTGCCGTTACTTCTGCACCTTTCTTACCACTTCCGACAAACATACCCACATAAGCCAAAGAGTTCTTAGCTACTTTGATAGACAAAGCCTCTCCACCAGTGGTATAGGTTTCCGCAACTCTCACATTGATTACCGCATAAGCGAACTTGTTTTTCAAGTCCGCACAAATCGGTGTAAATCCGGGAAGAAAACTTCCCACTACCAGGTTCTGCGTATCAAGTTTGAACGGACCACGTCTACGAATGCCGGTCTGGACATCGTAGCGTTCCTCTTGCTCAACGGGCGGAACCAAGTCATACTTAAATCCTGCTGACATAATTAATTCTTGTTTTGTTCAACAATAGTTTTCGTTCCCTCATCAATCATCTTGGCGATAGATTCAGATTCTTTCTCAATCTTCTCTTCCGCTGATTCGGGAGGGGTTACGCCTTTGAAGCCGTCATTTGCGAACTCCTGCTTCAAGTCCTTGAAGTATGCGTCCAAGTCCTCATCGTCCTTAATGGCGCATCGTTTGGCGTAGTTTTCGGGAATACCATACTCTTTTGCCTTTGCCAAAATCTGCTGGCTACGTGTTGCTTGAGCCTTTTCCGTTTCAAACTGTGTTAGCTTATCAGAAAGGTTCTTGTTGGAGTCAATTAAAGCTTGCGCCCATGCAGGCACATCGTCTTTATTCTCTTCCGTTTTGGTGGTTGTGGTAGTCTCGATTGGCTTACCGTCTTTAAGGTTATGTTTCTTCTCGTAGTTGGAAACTGCGGTCTTGGAAGCATCCCCGGCACGGAAATCACCATAGGAATTTAGCACGTCCGAGAAGCTGATACCCTCAACAATGGAGTTTACCTTTGTCTCGTCCGTTACACCCTCTGCCTTCTTAGTGGCAATTCGGGTTAAGATAGCAGTGTCCACCCCAGTAAACTTCTGTTGCAGCCCTGCCAAGATTTGTTCTAAGATTGTCATACCGTATGAATTTGATTTATAAATTTCTACGGTAAATTTCGGCATTAATAAGCTATGTGAAAAATTATCAGATAGGTGATACACGACAATGAAACGATTGTCGTAAAATGGTATAAAAAAGGCGTGAAACCGAATGGAATCACGCCTAAATAAAGTATTGTAACTTATGCCGGTACAGCCATTAATTCACGCCCTACTGAACGTATTGTTTCTATAATATCTTCAAAACGTTTCTTAGACGGCTTCTTTGTTCCGCTTACATATTGAGCAAACAAACTCTGAGAAATACCTAAACGTCGTGCTATGGCAGCAGCATTCAATTCAGGATGAGCTATAAATAAATCATAAAGAGGATTAGATTTCCTTTCCCGAAAGAATCCCTCAAAACTCAAATCTTCATCAAGCTCTTTCCAATGTATTCCGTCATGGCTCGTTGTGAAATTTGCGCGCTGCGCAGGAGTAGCCCATTTCAGCCTTTGGAAATCTGAAAACTTCTCACATGCCTCCTTCCCGTCAGTGGTACGTATCCATACCTCCGTATCAGTCAACCATACCTTTTCAACTATGATATTTTCCATAACCACTTATTTTGATTTATTAAAAAATTTATTCCAATGCTCTGCTATTACTTCTTGATTTTCTTCTATAACTGATTCTACAAGTTTCAGTTCAGATGACTTCAAGCCATTATTTTTGATTAATGTAACTGGAAATAAAGTGAATTTAGCACTTACATCCCCTTTGATTACATGAACATGTATAGGCTCATGGTCATTAGCGTAAAACATAAAACGAAAACCAAATAAAATAAATATCGTTGGCATACCTTTCTCTATTGATTACCCTACAAATATAGGTAATTATTTAATTACCTACAACTATTCAAGCAAAAAATTAGCGGCAATTCTTTGATGTTGCCGCAAAATATTCTATTTTTCTTGTACTAAAATTATAATCCCTATAATTTTTCTGACTAAGAGGCATTTTTCTGTCCCTTATTTCCGATTTGCTCATTCTTTGCCGCTTGCTCCTCCTTGATTTCTGCAAGCTCCTCTTCTACCCTATCAGCATTCCCGGCAAACATGATTCCCTCACGCGTTGACCAGATGCCACCACTGACAGCGGAAACGGCAGTAGTCACCTTATCATTCAAATCATCAATCATATATGGAACCAGTTCTGTTTCTATGTCAATGGTTTGCGATGCCTTGCTAAACTCGGTTGGATTGATAGAGCCTAAAGCGGAAACAATGAAATTTACTCTCCGCTGTAAAAACTCGCCGATAACCTCACCGTGATTTTCTACCGCCATGTGTGCACCCATGAACATAAAGCGGAAAGCGGTTCCTGATGCTTTGCCTACCCCCTTCAACGTCTCAAAGGATATTCTTGGAGTGTTTGACATATCATAAGCCATATTGGTGAGTGTTTCTGCTTCAAAACGTACCGTATCCGGAACTTGGTTCCACGTCAGATACTGGGCATCCGCACTTTCACCTGTAAGTTTGACCATTCTATCCTTAACCTTACCCATGAAACCCTCCACGTCACCGATAAGTTTCAATAAAGGGAAGAAATGATAATCGATGCAATCTGCATAATTGGATAATAATTTCTCCAACCGAACCCGAAAAGTCTTTATCTTTTTGCAATAAGGTTCAGGACGGTAGGCATAGAGAACCGGTAATTTGGGGAATCCATGAGTAAAAGGCGTTCTTTCTTCATACCCTTTAGATAAATCCCACTGATAGACCATCTTATCAGTGATAGTCATAAAGCAAGTTATCTCCGAATCATCCATGAGCTTCTTCTTGTACTCACGTGAGAAAGCAATCATTTTACCTTCATCGTTAAAGAACGGGTATAGTTTATCACCTCTGAATGGAGACCATAACACGCTTTTCAGTTTCTTGGTGGGCTTGACCTTACCACCGAACGTAGTCTTAACTTTCTTCCAAAACTTTGCCCAAAACGAATCATCATCGGTAACATACCAATATTCTGCCGCTTCTTGTTCGGAGAGCCAGGCACGGACAATCTTCTTGTTTTGGTATTTGATTTTGTTGGATTTAAATACAGCCTTTACCGCATCCAGCAGCTTCTTTTCATCATCATCAGTCGGAGTGCAATCCATAGACGGTTCTGTGCCGACCGTGAAAGCAGTTTGAATATTCACTATATCCTGTTCCAATGGAATGGAAATACGGTTCACCGGTTCAGTCTTATACTTTGCTTCGATTTCATAAGTCTTACCAGTTTTTTCATCGAAGTGTTTCTCAGCTTCTTTTTCAAGAACCTTTCTGTCCGGATACTTCTTTTTGTCAACCATAATTTCATGGCGTTCCGGATTCCAATCGTCCCAAAGTTTACAACAGTCGGGAAGTTCAGTCTTCCTACCTTTCTTCAGGTAGTTTATCTTCTGCCCGATATCGGGCAATGCTAATATTTCTTCTAAATTCAATGGCAT